TATTCGTGGTGCAGAAGACCGTATTTTCACTGTTGTTGATTTGGAGCTTTTTCGCAAGAATGCAACATCGACACTAACTGTTGGTGATCCTTATCTTAGTGTGCCGACTGACTATTTAGCTCCATTTTCACTACAGATCACGACAACAAATTACAAAGACTTTCTTTTAATTAAGGATGTCAATTATTTGCAAGAATACTCTGTTAGTGTAGGAACAAACGGCCCTCCCAAATATTATTCGATTTTTGACGTAAACAATTTTATTTTGGGGCCTACGCCTGATCAAGCTTATGACGTTGAGCTTCACTATTACTATCGCCCTGCAAGCATCACGGCTGGAACATCTTCTGGCACAACATGGTTGAGCGAGAATGCTCCGAATGCCCTTCTTTACGGTTCGCTTGTTGAAGCGTATACTTACATGAAAGGCGAAGCTGATATGATGCAGTTATATGAGCAGAGGTTTGTACAGGAAATACAGAGACTAAAAGATTTGGCTGAAGCTAGAGAGAATAGCGATGCCTACAGGAGAGGTCTACCTGATAGGCCACGCACATAAACAGGAGTAAAGAACGATGGCAACATCAAACGCAGCAACCACCTATCTGGAGAGACGGATTCTTGACTATCTGTTCAAAAACGACTCGCTCTCCTTTGCTTCGCCGGGCAATGATCTTTATGTCGGCCTAGCTACCGCTATCACTGATGTGGAGACCGGAACCGTAACAGAAGTTAAGGTCGATACTGAAGACGCAAATTACACACGCAAGCGCGTTTTAGCAGCGGACTGGAAACAGTCAACTTCTACACTGGCTCGTGGTATTGGAACAACAGACACTGAAGTCCAGATCACAGACGCAGAGGCGTTCCCGACATCAGGCACTATCGTGATTGATGACGAGACCATCACCTACACAGGCAAAGATGGCACAGCTAACGCGGATGTTGACGGAGCAGTCAGTGCTTCAGCCAACGTGGTTCTGGATGGAAACAACGGAACAATCACTGTTGGCATGATCGTCACAGGTACTGGTATTACAGGCACAGTAAAAGTTCTGACAGTCACCTCACAGCAAGCAATTGTTCTGGACACAGCAGTTACGCTGGCCGATGACACACTGCTCAACTTTGACGGCACAAATACCCTGACAGGTTGTACACGCGGAACATCAAGCACAACAGCGGTTAACCACGTTACGGCTGACGTAAACGGTGCGGTTTCTGCTTCTACCACAGTGATAATGGACAACGTGTTCGGCACCTTGGTAGTTGGCGCTCGTATTCGCGGCACAGGTATTACTGGCCCGGTTCATGTAGCATCTATCACTTCACAGGTCGGCGCAATCGCCGGTACAGCTACAGTGGTTCTGGATACAGCCGTCACAATCTCTGACGATGTAGCAGTGACCTTTGATGCAGAGTCTATTGTTTGTGATCAGCAACAGGTGATTAACGACAACAACATCGAGTTTCCAGCAGCAGCCGGTACAGCGGTTACATACACTGTTACTCACGCTTTTGTGGCTGATGGTGATATTGCTACAGCCAATGTCAACGGAGCGACAACCGCATCAAAAACTGTGGTTTTGGATGGCAACGTAGGCACAATTGCTGTTGGCGACATTGTAACTGGAACCGGTATTTCAGGATCACCTAGTGGCATTGTTCGGGTTCAGACAGTAACCTCACAAACAAACATTGATCTGGACACAGCGGTCACACTAGCGGATGACGCTGTTCTGACTTTCGATGGCACAGACAAACTGTTTGTCGGTGAGCTTGATGTAAGCAAGACAATTGCAACGGGGGATATCTTCCGAATCAATAGTGGTAACTTGAGCATCGAGTTGAAGTAATATGGCTCTTGTAATCAAAGACCGTGTTAAAGAAACGACCACCACAACAGGCACTGGCACGTTAACTCTTGCCGGTGCCTTTAGTGGGTTTGAATCTTTTGCCGAGGTAGGTGATGGAAACACCACTTACTACTCCTGTACGGATGGCACGGACTTTGAAGTCGGCATTGGCACATACACAGCAACAGGCACAACACTGTCACGGGATGTGATCTTTGAAAGCACAAGCACCAAGATTACATCTGATGTGAATGGGGCGGTGACTAATGACACAAACGTGATTGTGGACAATGTGGTTGGCGGCACACTAACAGTAGGACAGCGAGTGCGTGGCGCTGGCATTACTGGCGTGGTTACAATCGCCACTGTCACCAGTCAGACAGACATTGATTTGAGCGTGGCTGTTACGTTAGCGGATGACACGCCGCTGACGTTTGGTGACGAGAAGATAAACTGGACAGCAGGTACTCGTACTATCTTTTGTACAATGCCCGCAGAGAAGATGATCTATGCTGATGCGTCTGACAATCCGGTTAATCTAGTTGAACAAGACCCGCAGGCTTTGGCTTTTGCGATTGCGTTAGGATAGGAAGATGGCAAACTCATTTTTATCAGAAACAGATACTGGGGTGGGGACAAGCCCAGCCAGCATATTTACCTGTCCCGCTGCTACAGAGACAACAATCATTGGCTTGAGTGTTTCTAACATAGTCACTTCGCAGATTTTGATTGACGTTATTCTGGATGCAAGCGCCAGAACAAGCGGCGCGGAAGATAGCGTGTACTTAATCAAGGCAGCGCCGATTCCGGTTGGTTCGTCTTTAGTAGTGGTTGGTGGTGACCAGAAGGTTGTTATGGAGCCGGGCGACATCTTGAAAGTTGTCTCTGACACGGCTACATCGGCTGATGTGGTGATGAGTCACCTAGACATCACATAGGGGGTATAGATGGCATACCAAGGTAATCCGCTCTACACCGCCTTCTCTACCATCAATAAGCAAGATCTTACTGGCGGC